GATGAAGATGTTGCAGTTGTAGCAGGCCAGGCCGCGCAGGCAGTACTCGCACGCCTTCTTCGGGTCATGCCCCTGACTGCAGTCATGGTCATGGTCGACACCGAGCCTCATGACCTCACCCGAGGCATGGTGAATGACGGTCTCCCCGAAGCCGCAGAAGTAGCAGCGCCCGTCCTGCTGCTCCCAGAGCCAGTCGTACTGCCCCACGGAGATGCCATAGCGGTACCTGATCTTCGCCCGCCGGTTGACTTCCTTGCCGGTCTCGGTCTGCTGGTACCTCGCCTGCCGCTCGTTACGGCGCTGCTGCACCTCGGTCGGCTCGCGCTTGAGGTACTCAGTGGCCTTGGCGACCATGCAGTCCCGGCAGCGCCGCTCCCTGCCATGCGGCCCGTTGCCGGGACCGAACGCCGACCAGAGCTTGAACTTGTTCCCGCAGCTGCCAGGTCCGCTGTAAGCGCACTCACGGCCCTCGTCATTAACGACACGCTTATGCCGGAGCACCACGCCCTGGGCTCTAGCCTGCCTGGACCTGCGCTGCCGTTCCGCTCCCGTCATCACCATGGTTGTCACAATAGGAAAGGCCCTGACTCGTGTCAAGTCAGGGCCTCTCGCTATACGGAGAGTGACTAGTCGATGAGACCGCCACCAGGAGCGTTGCCCACAGAACCAGCCCAGTACCCGGCCGGAGCTGCGGTAGCGCCAGTTCCGATAATACCCGTAGCCACGAGCATCTGCTCAGGCCTGGTTACGATCGGTAGCAGGTGCCATTCGAGTAGATACTGCCTGGCCGATGGATCTTTTTCCTTCCAGGTTTTCGCATATTTGCCCGTGAATCCGTCAGGCGCCTCGTCATCGGCGGTCGGGCCAATGAGAAGCTCGATAGGACGCTGATCGGTATAGTTCCCGAGATAAAGCTGGCCGTCCGGCACGAAGAATGTGATATTGCCCAGGTCCGATTCAAAAACCTGCTCCACCGTATTCCAGACGAGCCCCATAAAGCCTGACATGATCCCGGTGGAATAGAACTCGTCCTTCATCCGGTCCGAGAGCATGGTCGCGGGGATGTTGACGGTGGCGCCGGAGGTGGCCTGGGTCCAGGCCTCCATCAGGGCCGCCATCGACACCGAGGTGGCGAAGACCTCCTTGGCCGGGACCCGGCCGTGGATCTGGACCACGCGCTTCCAGGACCGGACGTCCTCCAGGATGGAGACCGGGTTGGCGTACGTTATCGTACCGGTGCCACCGGTCAGCCGGGTGTTGGCCTGGCCCAGCGTGAGCGGGTTGCCCTGGGCCGCGCCGGTACCGGCGGTCGCGCCGCCCGTGGTGAAGTAGGTCAGCGACGGGTTGTTCACCCACGGCGTGGCCGGGGTGACGAAATGGGACGCCGGGAACTTGTAATTCACTACCGCGGAAACGTCCGCGTAGTTGTAGTTGATGCCGCCGCCCAGGGCCTGCCAACACGACCATTCCGCGAAATTGTCGAACCTCATATTGAGGTCGTTGATCTCCCGGAGCACCGCCTGCTCGGCGTTTACCCGGGCAATTTCACCGGGCACGCGCAGCCAGTGCAGCGTGGTGGGCTCGAAGACCTTCTTCTCCCGCAGATAGATAAAGGCAGCCGACTCCTGGCTCCTGCCGAGCCGGGAGATGATGTGCGCCTCGCTGTTCGGGACGTTCGGCTTGGCGACCATCCGCGAGCCCTTGATGACGTCCCATGTCGCGGACGGGAAAGGCCAGGGGGTCTGATCCAGCCGGTTCAGCAGCACCAGCGTTTCGGGGGTGACGAACTTCTCCACGACTCCCCTGAGCACGACCGGCTCTAGGAGGCTGATGTCCGGCATTCCAGGGCTCCCTGCGTAGGCGCTTCGCTGAAGGCAGCGGCACCCGTCAGGGTGCCCGGCCTGCGCCGCCCCCTCGGGGGGAGCCACCTGGCTGGCCTGGCCGCGTGATGGCGGTTACCCGGTCATATCGTCCGGCCCGCGCGGGGCCAGGCCAGCGGGGCGGATCAGGGCCGGGCGGCCACGCCGGCGAACACGAGGAGATCCTCCAGGCCAAACTGCCCCGGGGCCGGGGCGATCGGCGGGACGGGCTGCCACCGCCGGCTGGTCGGGCTGTTGTCGTGCAGCAGCCCGTCCTTGTCCGCGGTCATGGAGCCCAGGAACGAGTCGGCGACCAGCCGGGCTCCGGTCCGGCCCAGGGTCAGCCCGCCGCCCAGCTCCGCCTCCCGCAGGACGTAGAACCACAGCGGCGTGCCGCCCGAGAACCCGGCCGTGATGGCGGCGCTGTCGACGTTGTCCGGCAGCGCGTCCGCGGGGCTGATCACCGTCTCGCCCATCGCCGCGGCGACGTCCTGCCCGCTGGGCAGGCCGTACCGGAAGCCCCTGAGCAGGTTGCGGAACGGCAGCACCGTCGACCCGGACGCCTCGGCGCCGCCGGGGCCGCCGATCGGCAGCGTGAACAGGCCGGAGCTGACCAGGGTGTCGATGAACCGCGGGTTGTTGAAGTGCGCGGCGTTCTCGGGACGCTGCAGCGGCAGCACGAAGTTGCCCCAGTCGATCTGCCTCCCGCTGGGGATCGGGCGGCCTCCGTGCAGGTCAGCGGCAGTCCCGTTGAAGACCTGGAGCTTGCCGGTGCTGACCGTCAGCTCGTAGGCCTTCCTGACCATGCTGTGGCCGAACCTGTAGGCGGCGACCTGCATCTCGACCGGGACCAGCGGCGCGTTCGGGTTGCCGGCCTTGTACAGGCTGGGGATGGACCCGTCGAGCAGGCCGGAGACCACGCCGTCCCCGCAGATGTGCGGCAGGAACTGGTGGATCACGATCCACTGGTAATGCCGGCGCACGGTGGCGGCCACCTGGTCGAAGCCCGCGCCGGGCATGGCGTCGGCCACCGCGTTGTGGAACTTCAGGAACGCGACGTGCACCTGGGCGATGATCTCGTTCTCGTCGTTGCGGTGCTCGACGAGGATCGCGACCCCGGAGCTGTCGCGGGGCAGGTCCCGGACCCCGTTGCCGTTGTCCTCCTGGACCAGCATCCGCACCCCGTCGCTGGCGTAGAGCTGCGGCGAGACCGCCGGCCCGCCACCGTACACGCTGCTCAGGTCAAACCTGAATGATTCCAGGTTGAAGACGATGCTGCCGTCCGGGTCGAGCAGGTTGCCCTGGTTGTCGCGGCCGAAGAACGCGGTCGGCTGCGGCTCGCCGTCCAGGAAGTTGTCGTGGTCGATGAATTGCCCGAGATACGTCAGCGAGCTGCCGAAACTGCCCACCTGGTCCCGGTTTCCCGGCCCGGCGGTGACGTTGGGATCGAGCAGGGTGTTAGCCAGCGCCATCAGCTCGGTGGTGGCGGTGTCGGGGTCCGGGTCCGGCACGAACGGGGGGAGGTCGGGGAACATGAACGCCATCGGGGCGAGCATCTTGCCGCCGGTCGGGACGGGCTGGCCGGGCTGCACCGCGCCAGCCGCGGCCGAGGCGGTGCCGGCCACGGCCCGGCCGCCCCAGGGCAGCAGCGCGACGGTGCCGCCGAGCACGCCAGCTCTGATGAAGGTCCTGCGGGTGAAGTCAGTCATGCCCCCGCTATCGGGCGCGCCGGGCCGCCGGGCAGCCCTCCGGGTTACCGGGAAGTGAACGCGCTCAGGCGGCCTGAAGCAGGGCCAGGAACTCGTCCCCGTTGAGAGACCCTTCTTCGGTTTGTTCGAAAAAGGGCCTCTGAGCTGCGACTAGAAGATGAAAGCATTAACCCCGACCTGGCCGGCCACCGGGTTGCCGTCCATCGGGCTGCCGGGGAACGGCGCCGGGCCCTGCGCGGCGACCGAGCCGCCGTAGGACACGTACCGGGCGCCCAGCTGGGCCAGGATCTGGCCCGTGCCCGAGCCCACGCCCGCCCCGTTGACCACGTTGGTGGTCTCGGTGCCGGACACCACGTTGCCGTTCAGGATGCCGCGGATCACCAGGTTGCCCAGGGAGTCCCCGGCCACCTTGCCGGCCGGGCTGGACGGGTAGGTGATGGTGCCGCCGGCCAGGGTGATGCCGTCCGGGTTGACCCCGTTGGTGTTCGCGTTGTACGCGGCCACCGAGGCGGCGCCCGGGCCGCCCGTGTCGCGGGCATCGCGCAGCACGCCCATGGCCACGCCCCGGCCGTCGGTGGCGGCGGCCTGGTAGACGAAGTACTTGCCGCTGGCGGTGTGCCGGGCGATCACGCAGCCGGTGGGCAGGATGCCCTGGCCAGCGGCCAGGGTGACACCGCGCTGGGTGTACCCGGCCATGGACAGGAGCAGCTCCGCGACCGCCTCGGCGTGGAACTCATCGCCCCAGGGCTGGCCGTACTCGTGGGTCGGCTTCTGGTAGTTGGCCGGGTAGTCGAATTCAACGCTGTCGTTGGCTGGCATCTACCTCACCTCCCCTTCGTGCCGTTCGGCGAGAAGAACTGGCTGTGCACGGCGGTGAGCCGCGCCACCTCCGCGTCGATGTCCTGCTCCTGCTGCTGCGCCCCGTCCGGGCCGGACAGGCCCTCCTGGTTGTTGAGCTTGACCACCGGCTCGTCCGGCAGCAGCGTGAGGAGCATGTCCCGGTCGGTCAGCGCCAGCGTCACGTAGGCGGCCCGCTGCTTGGGCAGCACCCGGCCCGCGGCGATCCAGCCGTCCACCTCGGCCTCGGCCGCAGACTGCCGCAGCGCGGCGATGTCGCCGGCCTGCTTCTTGTTCGAGGCGGCCAGCTCCAGCACCGCGGCCACCACGTCGTCCTGGGAGACCTTCTCGGGCGGCGCGGCCAGCTGCACCGCCCCGGAGGCCTGCAGCGCCTGCACCACCGCGGCGGACAGCGCAGCCGTGTCCGGGGCACCCGGCGGAGCGGCCTGGGCGGCCAGCAGCGCCTCAACGTCGATTCCGTGCCCGTCCTTCAGAGCGGCGAGCAGCTCATCCTTGGTCTGTGGCACGGGCTCCTCCGGGGCTGCGGTGAGTACGACTACCTCGGCTGTGTTATCGTCCGAGGCCGCCAGGACTTCCTTGTAGTCCTCCAGGCCGGTGACGTAGGGCCGGTTGGTGACCGCCACGTGCAGCAGCGCCGGGCCGACCTTCTGGCCGGTGGAGCTGTCGGTGTAGTTGGTGGACAGGAAGGCGCTGGCGCCCAGGTAGGTCTTGCCGAACTGGTCGGCGTCCCGGCGGGCGTCGATGAGCGCGTAGACCTTGCCGGCCCGCTCCCGGATGGCCACGACCTCGCCCAGGTTGGCGGCCGGGCTCTCGACGTGCTCGTTCTTGTCGTTGGCCAGCGGCACCTGGACGATGTCCGCCACGCCCCTGGCGAAGTTGTCGACCATGGACGTCACGAAGGCGTCGTCGATCACGATCTTCGCCCCGGTCTTGGGGTGGATCAGCGTCCCGAGGTTGAGGATGTGCTTCTCGAACAGGCGGCCCTGCACCTTGCGGCTGCGGGCCAGCTCGACCGGGACTTCCGGGACCGGCTGGTACGGCTCGTCGGCCGGGGCCGGGATGATGTAACGCAGGTCATCGCCCATGACCTGGTAATCGGATTCGGCATGCGGGAGGGGCGGCATGCGCCGCCCCTCCCGTTAAAGCAGGCCCAGGTCCTGCAGTGGCTGGCGCCAGCCTACTCCCCGTCGAGCGCGGGCAGGCTCTCGGTGTCCTCGCCCCGGCGCGGCCGGCGCGGCTTGGCCTGCTGCTGGCCGACCAGGTCGGACTCGGGCAGCTCGTCCGCGATGTTCCGCAGGCCCTGCGCGTACGCCGGGCTCTTGGCGTCCGCGGCCCGGGCCGCGGCCCGCAGCGCCTCGGCGGCCTCGTCGAAGTTGCTGTCCCGCAGGAAGCCGAACGCCTGCTGCACGAGCTGCGCCGACTGCGCCAGGCCGGCGTCCGAGAGGAGCCGGGCCGCGTCGTGCAGCTCGATGAACGGGTTGCCGTGCTCGGTCGCCTGCCGGGCCTGGGCGTGCCAGTGCCCGATGCCCTTGAACGGCACCGGCTTGCCGGGCGCCTGCCCCGGCGCGTTCCCGTCTGCCATGGCCCCTCCTTCCTTGACTCAAGTATAGCTTATGGCGGCAGCCTCCAGGCACCGGTGCCGGTCCATGTAAACCCTCATTGGCGAGCCCTCGGGACAGGCCGCACCCCACTTCTCGATGATTCCTTCGGCATGGTTGCAGCCCTGGCAGAGTGCCCCACGGTACCAACGACACCCGTGACAGTGATCAGCGAACAGCCCGCGCTTGGTGGGCAGCTTCCCGCACACCTCGCAGTGAGTCTTCGCCAGGTGCTCAGCCTCCTGCTCCGGGGTCCAAAGCATGCCCCGGGCAATCCGCATACGCCTGGTGTTTAGGTTGACCGGACCCTGAGTCCTGTAC